TACTTTTTTATTCTCTCCGGCAAGTGATCCAATTGCATCGAGCGTTCCTTTGACCGCTCCCAATTTAGCATCGGCAAGTTCTTGGTCCGCTTGAGCCACTGCATCATTGTATGCCTTTAAATCTTTAAATGAAGCCATATTTGCCTCACCTTGCAATTGAAGTTTTTGATTGTTTGATGCTACTATTCTAGTGACCGCTTTCGCTGCACTTTCAATCTGCACTGTTTCCTCATTCGCTCCATCTGCCTTGCGAATATTATTCACCTCAAGATTTTTGGCGGTTTCCAATGCGGTCACATCCTGCTTGTATTTCTTCGCCTCAGCAATTAGCTTGTCATATTTGGCAACGGTATCATCAATCTCTTTTTGAGTTTGAGTTTTGGTTGAGTCAACCACTAGCTTGTTGGCAGTGGCAATCTCTGCCTGGATAGCTTTCACTCCATCCTTGTATGCCTTCGCTTTTGCCTCAGCATCTGCCTTCGCTTTTTCTTTCGCAGCATCTGCCTTTGCTTTTTCCTCTGCATCATCAGCGATTGCAATCAACGTACGGTCTTTTCTTCCTGCCTTGATGATGTCATTCTCTGCGGTGATTTGTTCGCGGAGCTTCTTGCGTTTCTCCATGTTATCAGCATTGGCAACCTTATTCAATGCATTGTATTCCTCTTGAGCTTTTTGTCTGCGGTATATCGCCTCTTTTTCAAGTGCTTTTGATTTGTCCAATTCAAGTTGAGTGGTATCTTTTCCTGCTGCCTTAGCTCTTGCAATCTCGATGTCGTAATTGTCACCAATAGTTGTGACGCGTTTCTTGGATGACTCGATTGCTTTCTCATTCGCTTTGCCAATCTTCTCTGCATTCTCTTCCGCAGCATATGATGTCAATCCAATCCAATCAGTCAACTCCTTAAATCCATCAATTAGGATATTTATGGGAGCCATGAGCGCAGCAAGTACATCATCCAGGACTCCAATCTTTTTCAAGAACAAAACAATTGCTCCAATGATTGCAGTGATAACCGCAGCCAATAGGAAGATTGGATTGGCTAATATCTGAGCACCGAGCTTCACGAATGTGGCACCAAGTGTTGACACTGTTTTACCAATACCTTTGATTGCAGTTGTTATCTCAGCTTTGCCAATTGATCCCATTACTTTTTGGAAGGTCTGAGCTTTTTGTGCTGCCTCTTCAAAATCCAATGACATGATTGAATCCTTGATGCCACCAAATGAATTGGATATCTGCTCAAATTTAGAGCCTGAGGCGAATACATTCACTGCATCATTCGCATCCTTAATCCTATCCGATACCTCTCCCGCTTGTTGTGCGAGTGCAGCCATCTGAGTTGGATCAGTTGCATTGGCAATCTCTGCCTTTAATTGTCTTAATTGAGTTTTAAGGGAGGATACCCCATTCAACGTCAAGTCAATTGCTACTTCATTACTCATATGTTCGGATTTCTAAGGGTGAATAATTAAGCCTCCCATCGGTATGTTGATGGTTGGATGTTTTGGTTGTTCTCACCACCACATTGCCATCAGTGTTGATGTATGCGGTTGCGAGATAATCATGTTCAGTGTTTCCAATAGTTACAAAGGTAGTCAATGTATCCAATGGAATCAATGGTGTGCCAAGATACTCACCTTGAGCGGTGCGAGTCCAGGTGATTGCAGTCAAAGCATTCTCAAAGATGATTGCAGTTGGTGCAGATGTGCCCACTTGACTCAAAAGAGTAGTATATTTCTTGTATCCGATTAGTGCATCCGATGTTAATATACCATTGATTCGAGGTGTGATGATTCCATCCTGGTCTAATGTTTGACTATCTCCAATGATTAATCCTCTCACATTGGGAAGAGCTGAATTCCCTTGACCTCTGATAATCACATCAGCTCCATTCAATACAGTGTTGTTGCTTGTCGTTGCTGATCGTAGCACATTGGTGATTGCATCATTGATGACATTTCCTCCCGTTGTTGTTCCTGGTCTTGTTTGGAATGGTGCCAATTCAATATCCGAGTCAACTGAAATCAATTCGACTTTGGTTGGTGATGATGTGTTCGCATCGTAGTCAATCACTTGGTTGATGTTCCACCATGAGTTGTCGATGCGAATCTTGTCATTCAATAGCAATGTTTGGATGTCATCTTCTCTCAAATCGAAATATGCGGTGAGCATTTTCCCGACATTGATTTGGTTGACTGTTCTCCTCCAATACAAATTGTATAGGTTGTTCGCGGTTAATGTTGGAACTTGGTAAAAATAATAGTCACAAGTACCAAAGTTTATGTCAAATGTTGGTGTCAATGGATTGTCAAAGTGACCAATTGCAGGATATTCCTGAATGCCATACAATCCAGTGCTTCCATATGCAATCAGATTCCATGAGTTACATGACTGTTGCCCTCCATCATAACAAATACGGATATTTGTTTTGGGAGCTTGACCGCTAATCATTGGCACAATCGCTCCAAATGGTGTTTGTGTCACTGGTGTTGGTGAGAATATCAACTCCTTGGTATCGGTATCCTTGACATATTCATTGTCAAAGGTGTACTCAATCTGCCCATATATCTCATCAGTCATTTGAGTGTACACCACATTGGCTGAATCGGTATCCGATTTGTATGTTAGCTTTAATTTCTTGTTAGTGACATCCGGAAGAAACATCAAATTCTGCTCCTTATCCTTCATCAGTTTATATGTCCAATCCTTTTCCGCACCCGAATCATAGAACTCATCACGATGGCGAAAAGTTAATTTGTTAGGTTGATCAGTATCCACCTCAACATAAATATTGTACATTTGAAAGATTGACTTCACGAAGTCCGATTGCTTAATCTTGAGAGGAATGAAATCATTCACCTCTTGGATTCCACCGATTACTTGGATATTGTCTGATGGAAGGACCTGAATATTGATTGATGACAAGTCAAGGATGACATCCACTTGAGCATATCCCGAAGTGCTACCCACCCATAAATTAAGTAAGTTACTTGGAATGGTACCCACAGCATCAAGGCATGGAACAACCTCAACTCCAATGCTCATGATTTGAATATCAGAGGCATTGATAACTGGTGTTCCCACTGCGGTATTAAATAACGCGTTAAAGTCCAATGTTGCTGAAAGTGATTGAATTACTGTGTTGCCAATTGGAAGAGGTGAGCCAGGTGTGTATTCGATTGTTACTCCCTCGCTATATACTGCACCATTTCCATATCCTGCCACATTTACTTTTGCGAATACTCGATATCTATTGAATGCAGCTGAGCCACCAACCAATGGAGCCAATACTGCGGTTTGTGAATAGTTATTATCAAGAATCAAATTTCCTGCAATCGATATCTTCCATTGATAGTATTGTCCTGCTGCTGCATTAGATGTGAATGGTGTGGAATATTGTGCGGTTGTTGGATTGAATAATGATTGTACATCGGTTATCTCAGTCCATCCGGTGATTGGCTCTGAGAAGGTAACGTTCAATCCACTCGGTTGAGTATAGGATGTGGTCCATGTATTGGATGCCTCAACCAAGTAATCGTTATAATCAAAGTTATTGACATCCCCATTGTAAGGGATGAGTAATTTGTCGAAATGTGCAGCACTCAAGCCACTCCATTCGTATGTGAATCCTGCATTCGAGAAGATACGGTCAAAGTATGTCTTCGCATATATTGCAGGTTTCAGCTCGTTCACTGAATACTCCAAAGCATTCTTGTATGGGAGAAGGTATTTGTATCCATCCACCACGGTATTGTTGAATGAGTTGTATATCGTATCGGTACCGAAGATGTGATTCAAATCACTGAAGTCCAAATCAGTCAATTCCTTGTTGGTGATCGCGGTGTAAAATTCGCACTGAGTATCTTTCACCAGGACATCGTACTCAACCATCTGCTCATATGCATCGGTCATCTGAGATTTGCGAACATTGACTAACTGAAGCAATGCATCCTCCATGATTGGCACATCGTTCTGAAGTACGGTGCATCTCGTGATGGTGTTGATGTTGAATGTACCCTCCTCAATATTTACATCGTAATGATGTCCAAGGAGGTTATGGTTGTTCTTACTTCCAACCAATGTGATAGTCTTGGAAAACGTACCGGTACGCTTCGTGAGGTCACGGATATCACCGATTGAGAAGTTCAAAGGGAATGCAGTACCTTCCTTTACGTCAAGATAGCCATTTGATAGTTGAATTCTAACCATTGATGTTGTCTTGATTTGATAATTTGATGGTGATGCTTTGCTTGATTAGATTCTTATTGCGTTGTTGATATACCTCGTATGCGTTGTTCTGCACGATGCATGGTTGATATGCGGTTGACTCTGCGATGTGAATCGGACATCCATCCTCTCCAATGATTGGAAGTCCATCCTCAGTGGTATTGTACTGCACAATCTTCACGAATGTCTGAGGTGATGTCAAGAGCTCTTCGAAGTATTGCCCTGCACTCTCTTCCATCCAATTGGTATTGAGGTCAAATGACTTGGTTACGTTAATGTTTGACTGCATGAATCCCATATCCTCTGTGCGATACTTCCATTTGGCTCCACTCACATATCCTTGGACATCCTTATTGAATATCTCGCGAGTGATTTCACCTCTCTCATATGATTTCAATTGGAAAGCGAATGATGAGTATGAGCCTAATCGGTCAAGGAAGAGCATATGATATTCTGAGATGGTTGTTCTCCTATCCAGGTTGATTCGGTACTTGAATGACTCAATGCCTAATGCAGTGCGATAATACACATCGTACCATTCCACAGTGTTGGTGATTAGGTCACCAGTGCCAACCAAGATACCATAGTTGTTCGGACCAACGGGAACTTGAGAGATGATATCTACGTTGTTGATTGCTTTGTAAAATGTAGCTCCATTGCTATTGACGAACACAATACGATCATGCCCTTGAGCACTGCGGAGGTTGAGATACAAATCTTGTCCTAATGTGCAACTGAATTGCTGAGGTTGATTTGTCAACCAATAGCTATCTGCGAAGGTTAGTTTATAATCTGAGTTATCGTACACTGACCAATCTAACCATCTGAATGCTCCATTGAACACAACAAAGTCATCGAAGTTAGTAATGTTTAACGTAATCAATTTACGGTTATCAGCGTAGTGTACCAATCCATCCATGGTGATATCAGTGATGGAGCTGAATGGAACGCCAACAGTGAATGTCGATGTCGTTGCACTCAGTACGGTATGAAGCCCTTCGAGCTGAGGATTCGCCACTCCACCATCATCTTGCGTGATCACTACCTGGTCACCTACCACGAATGTGTTGGTTGCATGGACTCTCGTGTTCCCTGCATTGTTTGTTAGGTTGGCAGCCCAAAAGTATTCAGCCAATTGCTCCTCACCAACTTTGACATCGTAAAGGTATCTCGAATTCGGTGCGTTGTACCATGATGTGCTCAGTGTATTGAGGTCCCATGATACTTGTGTTTGAAGTAACTTAGATAAATCAATCTCACCATATCCATCAACGTAGGTAGGGAGCACTTTATACTCCGCAATTTTATTCGCAGTTCCTGCCTCGAATACTTGGAATATGTATTTGAATCCAGTGTTGTTCTTGTTGGTTGAATCAACGATGAACTTCAAAGGATTGTATGCCGGACTGAATGCCTGAGGTGATGCAATGGTTGATTGACTCATTCTGTTTCGCTTGGTTTACTAGCTTCGTTTAAGATATTCAAAATAGGAACCCCGAACTTCATCGGTAATTCACTTAAGATTGCTTCTAATTGCTTTACTTGTTCTTCTGATAGTGTTAACATAGTCCGTGTTTTAGATGATTGTAACTCCGATTGCTTCAGCGACATACTCGTTCACTACTGAATTATCAGTACCCCAAGTTAAGAATTGTTCTTCAGTCAAGGTGTAATTGTCTTGAGCTAAAGTTTTTCCTTCCTCAGTTAGCAATTGCCAATACGTTGTGCAAGTCGTTGCATCCGTTGTGAAGTTCAATACTAACACGGATAATCGTGTCGCAGTACCTTCGTTAAGTGGGTAGACGATTGGTTGAATCGCTACTCCGTTTGTTTGTGTTTCCATATTATAAAGTTATCCAAGTTGTGCCGTTATAAACCGACATTAATTTAAGTGTTGTATCCCAAACTTGCAAGCCTTCAGCAGGTGATGCAATGGCGTTCTTTTGTGTTGTTGTCATTCGTGGAGGAAGGAAGCCTTGTGTAGTACTTTCGATTGTAAGTTTAGACGAAACAATATTAGATGTTGTTCCCACTAATACATTTCCGTTATTAAATTGAAATTGCCCCGAACCTGTACAATTAAAAATAATTTTTCTACTTGTATTTCCGTTATCTATATAAATGTCAGAACTCGCAGTATATAATTGCATAGCTGAATTTGTACCTATGTACAAAGCATTACTATTCAATGTAATGTTACTTCTAAATATCGCAGTACCATTAACGTCTAGCTTGAATCCTGCGTCTGTGGTGGTGTTGATGAGGACGTTGCCCGTTGCTGACTTTAATCTCATTGCAGTTGTAGCACCTGCGGCAACACGAAATAAAATATCATTTGCACCATCCAAGTAAGTGTTGTTATCACTAAACATTTGTAAAATGGTAAAAGCTGCACCTCCCGTATATCTTGAACGAATACCTTGAGCATTGGAAAGTTGAATAGCACCCGAAACAATTTCTAATTTTTCAGAAGGTGATGAAGTTCCAACACCCAACCTTCCATTCGTATTATCCCAAAACAAGTTAGCCGATTCTTGAACTACATTCCCCGTACCTTCAAACAATACACGTCCAACAGTACCCGAAGTGATTGCAGTCGTACCGATTGTGATTCCCGTAGATATAGTGAATGTTCTATCTGCTGATAGGTCTTGTGTAGTTCCGTTTATTGTTAGGGTGCGAGTCGTTGGAACGTATCCAGCTAATGAAGGAATGTCCGAAGTCAAGGCAATAGTTCCACTAGCATTTGGTAAATAGTGGTCGCGTGTCGCAGTTAATCCGCTTGTGAATAGATTGGATTGAATTGTATCGGTCTTGTGGATTTGCATAAACCCATCCTCAATGACTAGCATCTTATGCCCATCCGCATCCTCGATATGAAAATCAGTATCGGTGAAGTGAACGCTTCCATAGTTATCATTGACCGCATCATACAACCAAAGTTTACCCGTGTATAATTCGTTAGCTCCAAGTTCTAGGTCTTGTGTTGCACCAACGTATGGAACATATCCCGTTGTCGCTCCGGCAACGATTTCCGCTCCAGTGATTGACTTGGTTACATAGCTTCCACTCACCAATTCAGATATCTCCAATAAATCGGTCGATGCTAATGGAGCTCCTTTCGGATCCATCTGCGATATTTTCTTTGTTCTAAATGCCATATATATATTAACAAAAATACCTCTTTTGTTTAGAAGGCGAAGTATGAGTCATCGGTATAGTATTCCTTTCGGATGTAAGTACCGGCATATCGCACCGCATCCATCGCATCATCCCATAACTTCACCGGCTCATCGGTGATTTGGTCACCTATCTTCTTCCACTTATAATTCTCGTATTCCTTTTTAATCCTGGACTCATCCTCGCAGAACACTCCGAAGGTCTTGATGTTGTCGATGCCCTTCTTCACAACCTTGTTCGCGTTCTGCACATCGTATCCTGCATTATTCATCTCCGCGATTATCTCAGGTCGTGCGTAATCTGCCACGATCGTGATGTGCTTCTCCACTCCAAGTTGCTCACATTTCTCGATGAGGTTGGTGGTGGTGAGGTAGCTCTCGTATATCACCGGCTCGATGTAGATGTCATCCTCACACCAATACACTCGCATGAGAGCAGTGGGGTGATTGTAACCGAAGTCAAGTCCATAAACATAGTTGACGAATCTAGCAGGTCGATGCTTCACGAATGTCCAATTGGAATAGATGTTGCTCTTGCTGATTGCCTTCTCTCCCAGTGCATAAATTTGATACAGTGATTCATCAGTTCGCTTGAGGTCCTCGATTTGCCTACGGATGGAATCGGGGAGGAATGGATTGTCGCGGTACGTTGATTTGATGAGGATGCTCTCCTCCTTAGGTAGCTCATACAACCAGGATGCTGATTCACTTGGATTGTAGTCGAAGATGAGCTTCCATTCAGTTCTCATGTTAAGCTGAGTGAAGTCATCATAGAAGAGCTCATTGGCTTCATTACACCATGCTAGGTCACGTTTCCTTCCTCGTATCTTTTGCTCGTCATCGACTGAAAAGAACTCCACGATGCTTCCATTCGGGAATGTGTAGATGTGTTCACTCTTGTTATGAGCATTGACGTCATACAAATCCATATCCTTCATAATCTCAAGGAAATCTCGCATGACTGTTGCTCGAAGTGCAGGAAACGTTTTTCTGATAATAGAGGTAACCTTCCCCCTATTTTGGAGAGAGTAGACAATTATCATTTGACAAAGGGAATATGTCTTGGATGACCTACTTCCTCCCTCATTTATTATAAACCGTACATCCTTATTCTGGAGAGCTTCGTAGTTCTTCTCAAAGATAACGGTGCTATTTATCTCCATCCGGCTTGATGATGTTCACCTTGATTTCGTTGATGTCCTTTCCATTGGTTGTGATGTCCGACTTCTCGGTAAGTCCATTTAAGCGTTGAGTGATTGATGCGTTGTATTGACCAACCATCCCTCCCATGATTTGGTCGTTTCGAATTTCATCGCTTATACGTGAGCAGATTGTCGAGAATGCCGAATAATTCCCTCCGCTATTTGCAAAATAATCCTGCACAACCAAAGAATGATCGTGACAAAATACTCTGAATCCACTCAAAGTCAATGGAGCTTCCAATGGAATAGGCTCAGCCTTACCAGTTTTGTTGCTCAGTGAATATTGGTATCTTGGATTCTCCTTAACGTGCTTCCGATACTTCTCGAATAGCTCATATAAATCCTCCGGTGTTTCAAAGTTGCGTGGCCTTCCCATTTCTATTTATTTATCCATAATTCTCCTCGGACACCAATCTGCTTGATTACATCCGGATTGTTATCATAGTGTTTGTCAATCTTCAATTTCTGAATTATCTCAATTTTGCTCTTATTGCTTCCAGTAGCATAAACTCTCGATGCTGGTATTCCTAATTCTTGAGCAGTTTTCATCATGCCTTCTTTATTGTGTCGTGCTGAAATGATATATACCTCAGCTCCTTTTCTAATCCAATTCCTTGCAATCTCCTTGGCTTGAGTCAATGTTTCATCATAATCAAATGAGATGCGTTTCAAAGCAAATAAATATTTCTCAAGTATCATTCTTCTCCTTTTCCTGGTGTTGGTTTTGTTCTTCTTTTTCTCTTTGGAATCGGTTTTGCACTCACTTCCTGCTCGATGCCCTCATATTTGATTGGCTCCGGTGCGGTTGTTGTTTCTGATTCCTTCTCAAATAAATATCCCATGCCAATAGACACATAATATTTGTACTTTGATACATCTATATTATCAACAACCACGATAATGTTTCTAACCGTTGTATGCTTGACAATAGTTTTGCCTTTATATTCTGCTTTTATTCTCATCTTTTATCTTATTTAGATCGTGTTTAATGTCCCTAATATAGTAATGAGCTGAGGTTACCGGAATGTCAAAGTATTTGGCCATTGACCTGGCGGTTGTGTATCCCTTCTCATAATATGCCTCAAAGATTATCAACTTGATTCTATCCTTGACCTCTCTCTTATATATCTCAATGCATGACTTGTGGTCGTGGTATTTCTTTTCCTCTCGAATCTTGTACTCCAAATCCTCCTCGTCATCGCAGTCATTCGGAATATCTAGCTCATTGGCATTGACTCTTTCCTCCAGTTGACTGATTGAAGTTGACCAAAGGATTTGTTTCTTGATCGTGTTCAACAAATAGCTCTTAACCTTATTCTCATCCTTTGTATCATCACTTATCTCAGCTACATAAAGATAACTGTTGTTGATGACTACATCGGCAATCATGTTGGCCTTGAATTTTGCGAGGAAATACTCAGTATATGTCCTCACCTCATCATAATGCCTTGAGATATATCGGTCAAGTGTTCGCTTCATACCATTCAATAAATTGCTTATAGTATATCTTTCTCACTGTCCTGGCACAAAAGCAATCGGTTGTAATCTCTCCGGTGTGCTCATCGTATATTCGGTACAGTGCTTTAAGCGTAATCTTGGCATACTTAGACGCATCACTTGACGTGATAATCTCATTGATATATTTTACTTGAGCTTCGCTAAACATTCCTCAATTATAAACGCAATGAATGACACAATAGTTGCCTGAATGAAATCACCAGTGATGATCCATGTGGACCAAAAGCTCATGCACTTCCAACAACCAAGTCCGGCATGAATGTAGTTGACTAGGTGATTCGGTCGGATTCGCACTGCGATGTTATCCCATATCATCTGAATTGGCTCGAATGATACTAGAAACCAACTGAGTGCGAGTGAAGCTAAGTAAGTCATATTTCTTGCTTTAATTTTTCAATATACAAGGTCGCATCCATCAATTCCTCCTGGAGATGATTCAACCAATCGAGTAAAGGTAACGAATTATTCTCCAATGTTGTACCATATTTTTTGATTCCCATTTCGGAACGCTCATAATACTTGGTCATGACCTTGGTGAGAATTGGATCGGTGTTGATTGGTTTATCCTCGGGGATGACCTCCACTTCCGAAAGCATTTCACCTAATGCACTCAGCTCTTGTCGATATATGCTGATTGTATTTGGTTTCAGTTCATGCATGATTAGCTCCATTAAATCGTATAAATCTTCTAATTCTTGGTTTGTTTTTTTCATAGGTTCTTTGTATTCTATTCGTCCTGTAAGTGGTTTACATCCCATCTCAATTCATTTGACATTTAACTTCCTCGAATGCAGCTGCATCCACTTCCTCGATATATACCTCATCATCTTCCATCGTTAACACAATGCAATAATTGACGTTCATCCCACTGAACACATCTTGAAATCGATTGATGATCATGTGGGGATTCTCATTTTGGGTGCCAACATAGGCAATGAAGTATCTATCTCTCATAATACTTAAAAAATTTGATGTAAAATTCCTCATTCACTGGATGACCTTTCAAGAATCTCCACAACTGAAGGTAAGTGATTCCCATATCCTCAGCAATGTGTGCTAATTTGTATCTCTTGGATACTCGTGACCTCACCTCTCTATCGATGAAGTCACGAATGGTTTCCCCATCAGAAAGGTGAATCGTCAAAGCTCTCACTTACTACCGGTGTTGATTGAACATTCCATACATCCAAAGTATTATAATACTTCCCATTGTACTCACGACCTCTGAGATTGAATTTCACAGTGATGTCGATACCAGGTGAATAGTTCTCAATCAATTTGCACTTGTCTTGAGCTAGTTGGAAGATAACCTCTTGAGGATACTCTCCATTGGGAACTGTTAATACGAACATTCTCACTGAGAACTTGTCGCTGATTTGCTTGATTGGCTCAATTACTTTGATTGTGCCGGTTACTGTTAATTCCATATTTGATTTGTTTAATTGTTTACTTAATTCGTATTTTGCTACTTGTGGTTTAACAACAGTTTCAATAATGTGTTCTGCCTTTCGGTTGAAGTCATCAATATCTATCTTCATTTTTTCTTCACCGTTAATTTGTAATTTATACCCACTATCTGTCTTGCCACCATAAAAATTAGTTAAAGTGCCGTCATTAATAAAATTCTCGTATAGTTTCATTGTTCTTGTTGTTTATATTCTTCGCTTCTTTGCTTGAACCATTTGTTTGTTTCAACTTCCAATTGTTGATGGAAATAATAAGGTCTTAAACCATTTGCTTTACAATAAAGTATTTTGTTTTTTAAGAAAAAAAGTCTTTTCTCTATTTTCCATGACTTATCTTGTTTCATTGTTCTTGTTGTTTAGTTATCATTTCTATTTAATATATGTGGTAAAAATTGCCACTTATTCTTGATTGATTTGTTCCTTCCACTCATCGTTATCTTTCCACTCGTTTACTATCTCAAGGTTGCCAGTGAAATGGTAGCCAATTGCCTTTAGTAGTCCTTCACACATTCTCAATGCTTCGTCAAGGTCAACATCATTGTGAGGTACTTCGTGGCTTACAGTGTGTTCGTATTGTTGTATAGTTATTTTCATTTCGCTTCCAATAATTTATAATACTCATTATAATACTCAGTACACAATTCCAATCTCTCAACCATCTCCTTCTCCTTCTGCTCATCACGATCAAATGAAAGTACGGTGATTCTCTTCTCCGGTGCGATGTGGTCAACGCGGTGCATATCTAAGTTCTCCCACTCGTTCAGTAGCTCGTTGGATGTAGTTACCATGCAATAGATTAATTCTGCTTTAGGTCGGTCATATAGCATCATGTAAGCACGAAGCTGCCACTCATAGATTGCATCATATCCATCCTCTGCCATCACTGGAAAGGTATCCAATGACCAGGATGTTTTGATGTCAATGATTGAATCGTTGGTGATGATATCCGCTTCACCGGTCATCAGCTCGTCAACCATTCGCACGGTATTCTTGACGTATCCCTCGAATCGCACCGTGTTGAGCAGGTCAATTGAATCCTGCTCTTGACTCAATCCCTTCTCAATATACTTGGAATTGATTTGACTGCGGTATCCGTAGAAGTTTTCCTTAGCAACTTGCTTGATGTAAGTTTTTGCAGTTTGTCCCATTTCATTCTTGCCTCGGCCATTGGTCATCAACTTGCCGATGGAGGATGGATGCCATTTCATAATTCTAATGCTTTAAGTTGTACCTCAGTCAATGACCATTTCTCAATCAATTGTTCCTTTGTGTACTTTCCTGCTTGAATGGATGCCACTGCGGATTCGAATCTCGCATTGTCCAATGCAGGTTTAACCGGAGCGACTGCAATCGATGCTGCCTTTCCATCATCATCCACTGCCTGAAGTGAGAGAAGTGATTGCAATGTTCCTCTTCGGAAGTAAGTCACTGCACTCAATACCTTTTGTGGATCCGTAATAATCGGCAAAGTCATGAATGATTCAACCATCTCACCTGAATCGATGTCAATGATTCTCGTCACCACATCATTTCCAACAATTGGTTGAAGTAGAATCAATCCATTCTCTAAAAGAATTGGCTCGACTGCGGTGAGCAGTGCATTGATGTCGGCATATGACTTTTTGAAATGTGGATTCGTAGCATTCTTTGCTACCTTTCCGATTTGCTGCTTAGCAAGATGCAACTTTTGGTACAGTGTTGCGACTGTTTTCTCTTGTTTTTCCATTATTTAGCGTGTTAATTTTCAATAAAGATAATAAACTATTTTAGATTGGCAATAAATTCATCGTAAAATTCAATGAAATCATCAAAAGTTCTTGAGATATAGTACACTCCTCCAGCATCTTCAATCATTTTTTGATATACTTTTTGTGCATCTGATTGCCTATCCTTCCCATACTTGACTTCAATCTTGACTGAGCGACCTCTAATGGTTGCCGAGATATCCGCAGAGCCTGGTGTTCCCGTTCCTTTGGTCCATTGCCCTCCCATCTCCACTCCATCAGTACGGTACTTTTTGCGATACACTCCCATGGTGTTGATTCGCTCCGCTTGGCATCCACTCATCTGAAGGAATCCGCATATGGATTTGGTGAGTGCATTCGCTGAGTTATCCTTCCAATTGGTGAGAAATGAATCCACATATGGCATCTTTGGATACTTCGCTCGTGTGAGAGCTCTTTCGAGGTCTTTGATTCGTTCTTTGTTTTGTTTTGTCATATCTTCTTTGCTTTATCGTTTAACTCATCCCAAATATCATCCGGATCACTTGGTGTTTTATCGGTCCTTCCGAATTCAATCCATCTCCGGTTGTTTGTTTTATTCTCATCAATCTTGTATCCATGATAATGTCCAAAAATACTCAGCCATTGAGAGAATTTCTTTTTGCTCAGTTTGGCGTAATCGGTGTATTCATTAGTGAATGCCTCATGAAGCTCGTCTTTGTACAACCGTACATTCAATGGAAGATTCCCATCATTGGACCAATCGTAAAACTCAAAACACGTTTCTTTGATAAATTTACGCACATCCAGGTTGGTGAACTCATGAGATACCAATCCATTCTTCAGGTAGTATTGGCAGCATTGAATCATGAAGTTGTCAAAGATTACCCATTCCTCATCATTCCAATCATCAAACAACATATGACCAAACTCATCCAATGGTGATCGTGTGTGACCAAAATAGTTACTCATCTCCACTTCAAACTTCCTTCTCTCGAATGAGCCACCCACTCCACCAATTGTGTAGTTGGTAGTGATGATAATTTTGGGAGATTTATTCACTGGTATCTTGATGGCATCCTGCCCTTTGTACTCCAATGTGATTCCCTCGGTAATCAATGAGAAGAGATTCTCAAAGTTGAAGTTCTTTTTCACATCATCGAATACCAAGAGCTGAGTATCGGTTGACACTGTTTGATAAGGAAATCCTTTGGTGAATTCAAATGTCTTTCCATCAATTGATGCTACCTTTTTTAACTTAGCCAATGCATTCCAAAACAATCCTTTTCCACTTCCTCCATTCGGATTCTCTGATATGGTTTCATCATTGAATATTATTGCTTTATTACTCGCTGAGGTCTTGTATGAATGCATCAAGTATCCAATAACTGACTTAAATGAGTTGTACTTTGCTGAATCTTTGCCACTTACCAACCATAGAAATGTTCTAAACTCACTTTTATGGTGATCACTAGAAATATATTCTCGGTCAATTATCTGCCTTTTCCATACATATCCATCCAGGTCAATGTACTCGTGTTTAAATATCCCTTGCTTGGTGATTTCCACCGCACAATTCCGGTAATATAGATAACATTTATCCGCAGTATCCTCCATCATCTCAACTTGAGCACTATCTAACATCGAAAGGAATTCAGATGTGAAGTATTTTGTCGCACCTGCCATCAAATCATACGGTTGGAATCCAATCTCCTCCCTTGATAATAGAGAGCTGAGTGTGAAATCCTTGATTCTCTTCTCATTGGTTTCCTCAATCAGATTCTGCTCCTTCTTAATGAATGAGTAAGTATTGGAATCAGCAGGAAAGTATTTGAAAAAGTTGTTTTGTTGGAGCCAAAACTTATATTGATGGATGCTGAGTTGAATTCGATTCTGATTGTTATAAGTCCAAAAATCCTCAATGTTTCCGGTTTCCTTAATGGCATCAACGCACTTCTCAACTTCATCTTGAGTAAACTCAGGAAGTATCTTGATGATATCGTTTGTCTTTTTACCTGCTCGAATGTGCTTTTCAATCTTCGCCCTAGATGTATTATCTTCGAAGTACCTGGTCCCGAATTGAGATGTCTTTGAATATGCTGATTTGATTATCTTTCGAATCTCATTCTCCTTCCCTCCTTCATCAAAGCGAAGCATCACATTCTCGCATTCAGTTTTCTGAATACCGAAGTCATTGAATGCAGCTGCAAGTTTAAAGAGGTTATTATTCTTCTCACCTGGTACCATTCCATACTTCCGTTCCCACCATTTCATCAAGTTTTCAATGATACGGTTGTCCGATTTGATTGGAATCATCACATCCATTGAGCCAATTTCCTCAATCTCCGGCTCTTCGATAGCACTCCAAAGCAATGAATCTTGATTTATGTAAATATCTGGATCATATGACTCAAAACAGAATCGGTCAAGGTTACTTCCTGAACTATCCCAATAATCAGAATCAAAGTAAGTTTTCAAGGCATCGAAATATCCTTTGAAATCTCCCTCAGTTGGAATCTTGACCAATGCCTTCACTCCTTTTCCGCTTGGTGATATCCATGCACTGAAAACATAGTTGTTGAACATCAATGCATCCTTGAATTGAATTGCCTCAGCAGTGTGACTCATGTTGTCAAAGTCCAATATCATTAATCCGGACCTTTGTTCGATACCTTTCACTGAGCGACTCTTGAAAGTTCCATTGAAGCAAACTCCAGGAAGCTGATTCTTGTATTGTTTTTGCTCATCCTTTGTGGCACAAGCTCTGATTTGCTCAACCAATTCCTTTGACTTACCATCTCGAATTCTTTCAAGACAATAGAGAGCTGATTTGTTGAATGGATTTGTGGTATCCGTTACCTTCTTAAAAATTGAAACGATCATAATACTGTTTTAGTTCACTGTTAAAAAAAAAGAGGGGGAAAGGAACAGTGAAAACCTTTTAAGTGGATGCCTCCGACAACCCCTCAACAAAGATAGTAATTTATTCCATTACTCAACAAAATACACTTTATTTTCAATTAGTACCTCAATGTGTACCTAAATGTGTACCTATTAAAATTCAATGTTTACTAGTGTTTCGGCGATTTTGGTACACATTTTCACGTTTTTTTGGTATTTTTTGAAAATATTATTTTTTCCGATTCTCAAAATAATTAAATAAGTATAAGTATATGACCGAAAATGTGTACTTGTGTACCTATTTTATTACTCAACTGATAACAATTCCTCATATTCGTTCCTCAACACTCTTCTCTTGATTGCTTTGAGCTGATTGTATGACTTACATTTAAGAATCTCATCACGAAGAAATCTCATTTTTTTCACATGAGCATTCCCCTGAAGCTCGTCAATATCATCTTGGATAACGGTGATGTAATATAAATCACCACTTTCAATGGACCAATTGTGCAGCTTGATGTTGTGCATCACTGTTGCATGACCTCGATTGAAATACTCACCAATCGCATGAAATGGAAGATTCAATCCCCTCAGTTCTGCCATTAGATATCTTCTCCTCATTGTCAATACCTGGTGTCGACTTGTTACATCCAATTGATCGCGTTGAATGATGTGTTTGATTGCTTTTATTTTATCTTGTTTTGTCATCTTATAAAGTATTTTTTGTTTATATCTCTTTCCACCTGGTATCCTAACTGCTCATACATCTTGAGATATCGGTATACTGATCGTTCACTGATTTGAAGATATCTGCTCATCGTGTAAATGTGTCGAGGCTTCTCTTTAAGGAATTCAATGAGCTTGATTACTCGCATGATTCGATGCTGATTCATAACGGCTCCACTTTAAATTTCCCCATGTCATATCCTCCTTTGGTTAAAAGCTCCGACTTCATCCAGTATGCAAGTGACTTTGAGTGAAAATTCCAACTTTGAACTGTTCTTTTTCCGATAATGTAGGTTAATTTATACATAGCGACACTAATTTAATGATGATTAACACTCCTGCGATACCGAAGCTCAACGCAATACCAAGCATTGATGCTTCATAGTTCTCTTTTCTTTTGTAGCTCATAGCTTTTGATTGAACTTTATTTCACAAATTCTTTTGTACAGTTCCTCGTTAAATGTACCTCTGATTGTTTCTGCGGATGACTTGGTTGTCCAAAACCTTTTCATCCTTTGTAGTTTAAATACCATACTCATCCCAATCAATTTCATCATTATCATTTCCCCAAGTATATTCATTTAGGAAATCTCTCTCATCCATCAAGTGCTCAATCATTGAAAGCATCCATTCCTTGTATCCTGGACCAAACTCCATGACCTTATCGGTTGGCTCCTCATCGGTCCACCATACTCCATCTACCATCTTGATGTCAATGTCATATCGAGCGGTTTCAAAATCATAATTGTTTTTCCACCAATCAATGTTCACTTTGAAATGCACATCTTTGATTTGATAATATCCAACCATGGAGTGGTGATTTACTTCCATGAAATCTAAATCAATGCGATCAATCTCTTTTTTCCAATTCATTTCTGCGTGTGTTTAGTAATTAGTTCCCCATATGCATCCAATACCTTTGATTGAACGTGTTTTTCTTCGATTTGCGGAGCTTTCTCCGTATTGCAATAGTTAGCTTGGTTAATCGAAAGATAACCGATTACAAGCCAAAATAATGACAAGGCTACAACAGTGCCAAGGATGTCCTTTTGATTTTCGTTTAGTGTTCTCATCTGATTTCAAGTTTGTCGATTAATTGTCCAAGTGTTGCAGCTCGTGTTCCTGCTCTCTGAGTTCCCTCATCATTGATTCCAAATGCCTCAAGCATCTCCATGTACTCATTCCATAGAACATCATGTTCCTGGATAATTGCGTCAATCATTTCTTGTTTTTTCATTGCGTGTTTTTTAATTGTTTACTCCACAAAGATATGAAAGGTTTCACAAATGCAAAACTTTTTTAACTTTTTTTTCACTTTTGAACAAAATTAATTGTGAATGCTATACCCGATGGGGTATTCATGTAAAGTAAATTTACTTAATGAAGGTGAAATTCGTATATTTTGCGTATCGATTCGTATCAATGCGTATATACAATTGACAATAAATCTAAATAGTGTCAAATGTTTGTCAAGTTATAGCCTGAAAAAAGTTGACAAAACTCAGGTTATACCCATAAAAAAAGGGGAGCCTCTCGACATCCCCCTTAACACACGCTAATGATTCGCTAATTTACAAAGGAAATTTGATTGAGTCGATACTTTTGTACATTTTTCTTATACCTTCCTTCTTTATTTCTTTGGCATTTATCTTGAGTATTCTTCCTCCGGTTGGTTTGATGGGAGCTCCTCGCTCAACATGCCATCCTTTGGAGCCATCACCGTACTCCTCTTTGTAAGTTCCGGTAAGCATGAGGTGAATGTTTTTGTGATGGTTGACATATCCATGCTTCGGTGAATGAGTTACTGTATCTCTCACATCATTTCGACAAGCATTCTCATGGATGTGGCCCATTGAGAAGATATCGAAGTCCTCGTATGTTTCCAATGCCCTGGTCAAGTTGATTGCTCCTTTGGTCACGATTCCTCCACCGCCTGATCCGTGGAAGTATTTTAATTTGGTTGTGGTCCATGAACTCGTTGTATATTGTTGATGAATGATAATCCATCCACCATAACCTCCGGTCATTACGTTGCTACCATTCTTGTAATTAAGCAAGTCAACGAATCGTTGAAGGATGTCGGTTTCTTGATGCTTGATGATTGCAGTTTCATGATTACCGTATCCTATAACAGTAAGGATGTGAGCATATGGACTAAACCATTCAACCGCGGTTTCAACGATTGAATCCAAATACTTTGCGTTGTTGTGTTCCGGTCGGATATCTGACTTATTTCCTCGTTTATCACCTTTCCCTTGCATCAAACAAAAGAAGTCACCATTCACCATGACCTTAATATCGTTCTCAAGGCAGTAATCAAAATCACGTTTCAATAGATCCCAATCGCATTTCGGATTATCCCAGTGAAGGTCGGACATCATTGCAAGTTGAACAGTCGCGCCATCAAGATGAAGCTCGTGAATGTTTTTAGAGTGCTTTTTTAGCATATCTCAAGAGGTATTTGGTAACGATTCCCAAGAGGAATCCGATTATAAAGAGCCATATGTTAGGTCGTGTTTTCCTTTGACTCTTATATTTTGCAACTTCCACCTTTTGAATTTGGCGAATAGTATCTCTTTTCAATTTATACTCAATCTTTTTCTCCCACCTAGTCTTTGGAACATACTGCGTGTGCCACATTACAACCGTATCCTTTTGAGTGATGAATTTCTCCCACACAATTTCGTTGTTAACGATCACGGGAAATGAATCAACCGATGTGATTTGGATGGTATCGGATACCTCCTCACATTTGTATCCTTTTTTGATTGCTTTGTTCAAATGATGTTCAGCTGAACATGAACTTAATAAAATTAAGGTCGAAATGTAGAACGATAAGCGTTTAGTCGATTGATCCATCCGTTAATAAATTTAGCATTTTTTCCCACTCCAATTGCATAAAAAAATCTCTCTCTCTCATTTGTTAAGGTATCAAATAATACTCTCGGCTCAATTGAATTGGCTGCATTTATTGTTTGACTTCCAATGACTCCATCTACTTCACATTTAACTCCGCAGTGATTGATTGCAGTTTGAAGTGATTTGATTGCTTGTTTAGCTCCACTCCCCCATGCCATTCCGGTAACAAATATTGCAATATTTTGTGACATATACAAATCACCTTTGACTGCATCCCAATATCCCTTCTTAAATATCTTAAACCAATCCTCAGCGTTCATAAGATAGAAACGTGAATCATTGTCAGTTCCAAAAAACGAAACCCACGCTTTGTAAGTTATTCCTGCGTTTGTGTGATATCCCGTTTTTCCCTTATAAGGAGTTGGACAAGGATAGCTAGATGCTGAATCTGATTTATCTTTGGATAGTCCACCTTCCCACTTTTTAGTGAAAACAACGTACTTTTCAATCAATGTCATTTGAATTCGTCTAAGTTTGTTTTTGTCCTGGTGATAAATTTGCGAAGAGCTGCGAGTACATTCTTGCCGGTCACACTCTCATATGATTCGTTGATTGACTTGATTTCCACCATCACACAAAAGAATGCGAATACTTTGGTCATTATAAGCTCAACCGAGATAAATTGTGCGATGATATCTCCTGCGATGTACTTCTCGATGAGGAAGGTGAACATAATTGCACCACCATAAAGTAATGACTTGGAAATTGTGTCGGATAATCTGCGAGATTGGAATGCATTCCATCCTCCTTTTTTTACTGATCGCCAAATGCCGAAGCAGGTATCAATGAAGATGGCTAACATTGCCAAGTATATCATTGGCATCACTGGTGAGAGTATCGCCCAAAAGGATGCAGTCAACATCAACACATTCTGCCTCATAATACCAAGATTTGATTGTTATAACCGTTATCAGTTGGATATCCACAAGTCCAAGTTCCATTCATGAAGCAATTTCCAACACACATATGACAATCAATCTGAGGTCTTAAATCGGTATCGCGATTCTCATGGGATGTGAATAGTGGAAATTCTGCTTTGTTCTTTACCAGGTAGCGAATCAATCTCATCTCAAAGAATGATGCTTTTTGAGCATAGTGTTCCATCCCAAATGCGACATCTGAACGCGATACACTGGATGAGTTATCACCGAACTGAGTTTGAAGTCCTTTGTTTTTCAATTGGTAGGTCAATCCAAAGATTGCATCCTCAGCTGAACGCCAAGCAATCACCGGTTGGATGAATAGAACAAGAGCTTCCTCTTCCGGTGTCAATGTTTGGTCGTTGTATGCCTCCAATAAATAATCATAAAAGACAGTCCCAAGGATTGGCATCACTCTCAATTGTGCTTGAGTAGCGATGTATGGTGTCACATCAGTCACATCCACATTGGCAGTGATTGGTGTATTTGTTTTGAGGTAGGTTTCGGTGATGAAATACAACATTATGCTTGAGGTGTTTGTGTGGATGGAACTACATCACCGCCTTCAACCGGAGCCAAGGCAGCTAATGCACGAACTTCATTTGTGGTCATTGTGTTAAGTACCTTGGTCGCAACCAATGGACTCATGGCATTCAATGCGTCTTGTGTTTTGGATGCATCTCCCTCCACCTCAACAATTGTTTCATTGATGATTTGGAAGTTGTTGATTCTGAAATCTGCGTTAATTTTTGCAATTCGAAGTATCTCATTGAAGATATCAGCAACCTGCTCTCTCAATGGCATCACGACATTCTTTTCAAATATCACATACGCTTGTTTGATATCACTACCTGAGCCAAGTGAGCCGGTTGTTCGAACTCCCATCAGTATCGGATCTATTGTATGAGCAAAACAAATCTGCTCAGTATTCAATCCGGATGCTTCCTGGAATAGTTTATCGTTTTGATTTGTTGGAATAGCTTCAATTTTAGGCATCTGCTCTGCACCATTGGCAAAGAATGCAACTGCTTTTCCTGCATTTGCCGCACCTTTCATCTTGTCCATTGTGGACCGAAGTACATTCTTCTCCTCTTCCGACTGCGGTCGCTTAGGGAACATCATCGCAAATGATGGGAAAACACTGTTCTGAATGTTTGATTTTGCGAAGTACGATAACTCGCCCGAGAGATATGCAAAATTAAGTGCCGATGTGTATTTTGGAAGCGGATACCACTCTTGACCTAAACACTCAACCTCATATACAAATAATTGGCATCGGTCGGTGCAAGTTGGATGATGTCTTTGGATATCACGCACGTCAATTCTTGCTGCCCAATCATCGCAAATAAAGTAGTTGTTAGGATTTTGTCCTCTTCTCACTTTGTCCGGAGATACATTCTCTATTCGTGTGAGCTTCATCTTATCATCAAAGTACAATTTGAAATATACGCGGTTGTGGACAATCAATTGTTCGGTTGTTATCCGAACTGTCTTTTTCAATTTTGATTTCTTCTCAAATGTGTACAATTCAAGTAACTCCTGAGGTGTCGTTGTGGTTGTTTGTAATTCAATTCCTCCACCAATGACTGCATTTGTTTTGTAGTCAACGATACTTCCATGCAATGGTGATGAGTATACCAATTGATTCAATACGGAAGGAAATAAATTCGCATCACCAAATGGAATCCATCCACTTGTTTGATGCCTCCCATTCACATATGGAAGAGATAAATTCCCTGAGCCAATTTTAAGGAATGGTGTTGAAAAGGATTGATATCCTTCCACCACTTCCGGTGACTGTTGTTTTGTTGTTCTAAATCGGTCAAATAATCCCATGTTAATCGTAGATTGAGTTTTGTATTGCACCACTTACAACCATTCTACCCTCTTCAATAACGATTCCCGTTGTGTCCTGGATAGATGTTGGTGGAATTGTTGATTCATACACTTGATATCGGTATTGTCCTTTGACCAAAATCACATCAACCGGCTCATCCAATAGGAAGAGATTGAATCTTTCCTTCCAAGTGGAGATGTCATCGGTCGTGAATAGGATTGGAGTGTCGGTTGTATCCATTTCGTTGTTAAAAACGAACAAATAATACGGATTCGAGAGAGTGCTTACCTCGGTTAGAGTCAGCACAATTGAATTCACCTCACCTTTATCAATGTAAATCATACTAATATATTATAAAAAGTAGGAAAAATGTTTATAAAAAAAGCCACCCTAATGGATGGCTCTCTCTTTTTTTAGATAATATTAAGCAATCAACGCAGGGATGATTGTTGGATCTACCTGGTATGCAAGGAAATCATTCTCAGCAATCAATGTCACTGAATATTTGCTACCATCTGCACGAGCAGTTCCTGAGCCTTCACCAACTGCACTCAATTGCAAGTATGGGAAGTACCAATACAAACCATTAGCATCTTGAATGATTGCGTTCAGGTATTGTTGACCAGCACCAAGAACTTTAATTGCTTGAGATTTCGCTTGATCACGGCGGTGGAACATCAAGCTGATTGTTGCGGTTACATATGAGCTACCATTGACAAGGTCAATCGCTGCATCTTCGGTGTAACTTCCGGTATTTCTACGGATTTCAAATTCAGTATATAAATCACCACCCACGATCAGGTTAATTTCATCGATTGTCCATGTGTTAGGAGCCGCAGCAAATGCGATTGTATCGATGTTATCTTGTTGATTTATGTACACTTTGAAAATCCCCCCACTGTTGTTCAAACATGATTTGACAATAGTTTCTAAATTTTCACAAGCCATTTTTGTTGTTTTAAATATTAAAAAATAGAGGGGAGTATTTCATCCCCTCAAGAATATTAATTAAGATGCAGAGTTGTAGAATACAATCTCATTACCATTCACATGAGTGAATCCAACTTTCATGTTTGCACGAGTACGGATAACCGGCTCAGCAACTGTATCAGCAAGATTGATAGCTCTCAACGCTTTTCCATCTCCTTCAGCATCAAATGCATACAAAAGATTTCCGCGTAACGTAGCGACAATTTTAGATGTTGTACCCATTCCTGGACACATTACCATTTTGATACCTAAGTAAGAGAAATCCAATGCTTGAGTCAAGTTGGCTTGAGTGTTGGCAGCAGCAACCGCAGCACGGTAAGCAGTAGCTACCGGTGTAGATACATAGATTCTCAACTCCTCTTGGTTAGCGATAACCGCAGCAGGAATTGCAGCGTACACCAATGCTAATTTAGCAAGAACATTTGATGGAGTGATTGCAACTGGAGATGTGATATCAATTACGTTAGCTGAATCAGCAACCAATGACTTCACATAACCATCACACAATGCAAGTGCAGGAACTAATGAAGTTGTGTCACCTAACCAACGTAATTTCTCGATGTTCTCAGCGATTGTTTTCGCCATTTCTCCCCAATAGAAGTCCATGAAAGACGCAACAGTGAAATCACCGTTAGATCCTTTTGTCATTTGCAATGAAACGAATGATTGCTCCAAAGAGAATTGACAAATCTCAGCCATCGCGGATAATCCACATACGTCTACTTCTACTGATGACAGGTCATCATC